CTAATTGCTCCACAATTTGTATACGATTTAGCAAAGGCTTTTGTAACTCCGTACACAGCTTTACAGGGTTATCAAGTTTCTCCAGAGGAATCTTTAAATGTTGCTATGAGTGCTATGGGAGGATCTTCTGTTGGATCTGCTCCCAAAGGCGCATTGCGTAGTGGAATAACAAGGGAAATTGAGTTTGATCCAAGATTTGACAAAAGGGTAAAAGAGCAACAAAAATTAAAAGAATTAAGAACTGTTGTTGAGCCAACTGCTCAAATAGATATTCCGACTGTTAATTTGGCTCAATTTGAAGGCAGACCATTTATAACGTCAATGTCTGATAGAACCGCTGCTGGTGGAAGACTTACAAAAATTAATGATGTTGTTTTACAAAGACCAGTTGGATTGCTTGGTGGTCAGGATTATATGTTTTATACGCCTGGTCAAGTATGGGCATCCAATCCTGGCCCAGTTAAGCAGATAATGGAAAATGCTCAAGTAATAAAACAAGTTACTGGTCAAAATCCGATATATATGCCCTGGAGAATGGCCCCAACTGGCAGTGATTTTGCGACTATGACTGGCGAAACAATGTTGTCTTACGCAAATAGTTCATTGAGTAAAAAAGAAATATCTAAAGTAGATAAGGAAATAAAGGCATTTATTCCAGATTGGAAAGGTTTGGCTTCCAGTGAAAGTGTTGCCCAATTTGAGAAAAAGCCAGACAGAATACGAAAGGCAATAAAAAAAGAATTAGATAAAAAATTTAGGGAATCTGGTGGGCTTGGTATTGGTGAAGCTAGACTTGCTATTGCAGATCCTAAGCAATTGGCTGCTCAAGAATCTGGAGTTATGAATGTTGGTGAAATATTTGCTAATAGCCCAGTAATAATGCAGTCAGGCCATCCATCATATTCAAGGGGAATACCTGGTCAGGGGTTAGGTCGATTGCAGGAGAACAGGACAATTTTTGAATTATTGCCACAAGTTGTTCGTGAAAGAAATATTCTTGACCCAAGAAACCCTAGCCAATCAGATATCAGGGCTTTGCAAATGAAGCCTTATGCTGGAATAATTGATGCAAAGTTACTTAAAGCGCTTGGTTATTAAATAAATAAGACTCGTTAAATTTGTCTGCAATCGGTTGCCCAAAACGGTTAAATAACCATTCTTTGACAGCTTCTGGTGTAGTGGAATCAATGCCAGAAACAATGCAATATGTCTCATGAAGCACAAGCGCATCAAATATATCTTTAGGCATTTTGATTTCAGTATTTACGATTGGTGACATATTTCCTCCCTGTGAACTATCATTATACATATATATTAATCTTACGCAACAAAGTTATATAGGCATGACACCATAAGGTAATGCAAAAATGGAAACAAACGAAGATTTTAAGGTCAGAGAGGCCATTGCAGAGCTACTAGAGCGCAATGCTGGCAACATGGACAGATGGCTTAATGAGGTCGCTGAGAAGGATCCGTACAGGGCGCTAGACTTAATGCAAAAGCTGAGTGAGTACCATATACCTAAGCTGGCAAGGACTGAGGTAACGGGTAAGGATGGTGAGGCTCAAGAGATGGTAATCCGATGGGGAGGTAAGAATGTACAAAGCGGTGAGTAATTGTCCAAGTTGCAGTGCGTTTATGGTTAATGGCGTATGCCTGAACTGCGGCTATCGTAAGTGAAAGAGATTGTCATACCGTATGAGCCTAGAGCACAGCAGATAGAGATTCATAGGGCTATCGAGAATCACAGGTTCAGCGTAGTAGTGGCCCATCGCCGTATGGGTAAGACTGTTTCTGCAATCAATCATCTTATCAAGGCTGCGATAGAGTGCGACAAGCCTAATCCTCGGTTCGCTTACATTGCGCCAACGTACAGCCAAGCCAAGCGGGTAGCATGGGATTACCTGCTGGACTTCACCAGACCGCTAGGAGCTCAGGCCAATATCGCTGAACTCAGGGTGGATTTCTGGGGTAGGCGCATATCGCTATATGGCTCAGATAATGCCGATTCTTTACGAGGCCAGTATTTTGATGGCGTTGTCTTGGACGAGATCGGTGACCAAAACCCAAAGATATGGAACGAGATTGTCCGTCCTGCTCTGGCTGACAGGATGGGATGGGCTATGTTCATTGGTACGCCTAAAGGAAACAACCACTTTGCTGATCTGGCTGATAGGGCTAAGGAGACAGATGGCTGGTCTTACCTAGAGTTCAAAGCCTCGCAGACTGGCATATTGCCTGATTCTGAGCTTAAAGCAGCCCAGCTAGAGATGGGTGAGGACAAGTACAACCAAGAGTTCGAGTGTTCATTTAACGCTGCAGTCGAGGGTAGTTACTATGGCAAAATTATTAACGATATTGAAGAACTTGGTCGTTTTAGCGATTTTCCTCGTGATGACTTGTGTCGCTCTTTTGTTGCTTGGGATCTTGGAATGGGTGATAGCACTGCTATCTGGGTTGCTCAATTGGCTGGAAAAGAAGTTAGATTACTGGACTGCATAGAGAATCATGGGGTTGGACTGGACTGGTACGTCAACTGGTTGCGGGAGAACAAGTATGAACGCTTTGACCAAATCCTTCCGCATGACGTACAAGTACGGGAACTTGGCACAGGTAAATCGCGTAAGGAAGTGCTTGAGGAAGCTGGACTATCGATTACGGTTTGTCCGCGTCTGTCTGTGGCTGATGGTATACAAGCAGTTAGAAGGCTCATTCCGCGGTGCTGGTTCCATCCTCAAACAAAGAATGGACTTAATGCCTTGAGGAACTATCGGCGGGAGCATGACGAGAGGCGCAACATTTTCTACGAGAAGCCGCTGCATGACTGGTCTAGCCATTACTCTGATGCCTTTAGATATTTGGCGATAGGGCTTGACGAGGGCGATAGTTCATGGCAATCAACCTTGCCAATTTCTACTAAATGGATTGTATAATAGGCAAAACTTCCCATAAGGGTTTGCTATGAAGATGGATTCCGGTCAGATTAAAGGGATTCTGGAAAACGAAATAGATAACGCACTAGGATTCGTTGAGACAGAAACAACAGAACTACGGCGCAAAGCCTTAGATTATTACTTACGCAATCCTTACGGCAATGAGGTAGAAGGCCGTAGCCAGATCGTTACTGGCGAGGTAGCTGAGGCTATCGATGGTGCGTTGCCACAACTTATCCGTGTCTTTACGACAACTGAGGATATTGTCTATTTTGAGCCTCGTTCGCCTGGTGACGAGGAATCCGCAAAGCAAGCTACCGACTACTGTAATTGGGTGTTCTATCGTGAAAACGATGGGATGCTGATTCTGCATAACTGGTTCAAAGATGCGCTGATGCAAAAGGTAGGCGTAGTCAAGGCTTACTGGGAAAGCAAGGAAGACGTTAACAAAGAGAAGTATAAGAACCTGACTGAAGATGAGCTCGCTATGCTGCTGTCTGATCCATCGATTGAGGTGGTGGAGCAGGAAATCGAGTTCATGGATGGCGGTGTGGATATGATGGGTATGCCTATCCAGATTCCGCTGTATGAGGTCAAGATCAAGAAGACTAAGAAGTACGGCTGCGTCAAGATTGAGAACGTACCGCCTGAAGAATTCCTTATTAGCAAATCAGCAAGAAGCATTGAAGATAGTCCGTTTGTGGCTCATCGCCGCTTGGTTCCTCGTGGTGATTTAATTGCTATGGGATACAAGAAGAAGGTGGTTGATGCTCTGCCTTCTTACGATGACTTGCAGTTTACGCCTGAGCGAGTATCCCGATTCTCACAGGGTGAGCAGCCAGACGAGAACATCAGCTTAGATCCAGCAATGCAGGTCATTGAGGTATACGAGTGCTATATCTACATTGACGAGAACAACGACGGTATCGCTGAGTTGCGGAAGATTCTGTACGCTGGCAGCGAGATTCTGGACGATGAAGAATGCGACATGGTTCCGTTCCATTCGATCTGTCCTATCCCTATTCCGCACAAGTTCTTTGGTCAGTCGCTTGCTGATCGGACAATGGACATTCAGCTTATCAAGTCCACGGTTACCCGTCAGATGCTCGATAACCTGTACCTAACGAACAATGCTCGTGTAGCTGTTGTGGATGGGCAGGTCAATCTGGATGATGCGCTTAATGCAACTCCTGGCGGTATCATTCGTGTTAAGTCTGCTGGTGCTGTTCAACCGCTTGAGGTTCCATCAGTTACGGCTCAGGCATTCCCGATGCTTGAGTACATGGATGCTGTACAGGCCAAGCGTACAGGTGTTAGTGACGCGCAACAGGGTCTTGATCCAGATGTGCTGAATAACGTGAGTGCTACGGCTGTGGCTGCGATGATGAAGTCTAACTCTGGCAAGCTGGAGTTGATTGCTCGCATCTTTGCTGACACTGGCGTTAAATCGCTGTTTAAAGGCATTTTGCACATGTTGGGCAAGTATCAGGATCAGCCTAAGCTAGTCCGTATGCGTGGCAAGTTCGTAGAGTTTGATCCTCGTACATGGGCTAATGAGTACGATGTATCAATTAACGTCGGTCTTGGCTCTGGTGATCGTGAACAGAAGCTGGCTATGTTGCAGATGATTAACGCCAAGCAAGAGCAGATTATTCAGGCTTATGGCCCGTCTAATCCTCTGGTATCTGTGGCTCAGTATCGGGATACTTTGGCTCGTCTGATTGAGGCTGCTGGCTTTAAGGATGCAACTCAGTTCCTTAACGAGATTACGCCTGAAGTAAATGCTCAGTTGTCTCAGCCTCAGCCACCTAGTCCTGATGCTCAGGCCGAAGCGACTAAGCTGTTTGCTGAAGTTGAACGTGAGAAGACACAAGCAAAGGCTCAGATTGACTCGGCTAAGTTGGATCTGGAACGTCAGCAGTTAGAGGCAGAATATACCCGTAAAGGTATAGAGATGCAGATGAAGAACCAGAAGGATGCTGCTGAATTGCGGATAAAGGAAGCAGAACTTGCGGTGAAACAGCTTCAGGCGATTCTGGCTATGGACATCGCAGACGAGGACAGCCGTAATAAACAGGCTGACATTGTGCTGAAGGCTATCCGCGAACTTGGCAACCTAACGAAGGGTTCTAATGGACAAATCAGCATGGGCTGAACATTTGCTGCGCGATGAGTGGTTTCAAGAGATGATGCAGGAACTACGAGCAGCAGAGATTAACAAGTTTGCAATGAGTGACTATGGTGCTTCTAACGTAAGAGAGGAAGCATATCGTCAGCTTAGGGCATTGGAATCGATTGAGAACTACCTTGAAGGTCTTATTGCTCAGAAGGCTATCGAAGGTAAAAAGATGAAAATTTTGTAACTGAGTCGGGCAGTTCCCGATATAATTTAGGAAAATGACAATGAGCGATACTCAAGGCATGGCTCCCGAACAGGGAAGTGCGGAGTTAAATGTAAGTGGTGCAGCTAACGCTATTTTGGGATTGATGGGTGAACCAGAAGGCTCCGAACAGGAACAACCGGAGGTAAGCGCAGAATCCAACGATAGCGAGGCCGAATCTGATGGTGCTGAGGAATCTTATGAGGAATCAGACGAGTCGGAGGTAGAACAAGAAGAAAGCGATGAGCAGCAGGAGCCTCAAAAATACCGCGTTAAAGCCGCTGGTGAAGAACGTGAGGTAACCCTAGACGAGCTTATTCAGTCTTATCAACTTGGCACTGACTATACAAAGAAATCGCAAGCCGTAGCTGAGGAACGTAAAGCGGTAGAGGCCGAGCGACAGCGTATCGACGAGGCTAGAACCCTACGGGATCAGTATGCGGAACGGTTGCAGATGATTGAGCAGGTTCTTAATCAGCAGCAGCCAGTAGAGGATTTAGACTACCTTAAAGAGACAGACCCTATTGGTTATGCCGTTAAGGTTGCAGAACTCTCTCAGCGGGAAAAGCAATTAGCTCAGGTTCAGGCCGAACGACAGCGAATTGCAGAGCAGCAGGATAGAGAACGTCAGGAGCAGCTAGGCACAGTGGTACAGGCCGAAGCTCGTAAACTGGCAGAGATTATTCCTGAGTATGCTGACCCAAAGAAAGGTGATGCAATCCGGCGCGATCTACGGGAGTTTGGTGTTAAGGCTGGATTCTCTGAGCAAGAATTAGCGAATGTATATGATTCGCGTGCAGTTCTGACGTTATGGAAGGCGATGCAATACGACAAGTTGCAGTCATCCAAGCCTGGTATTACCAAGAAGGTAGCAGAGGCTCCAAAGGTAATGAAGGCAGGTGTTTCTCAGCCGAGAGATGCCGGTAGCGAGGAATTGCGGAAGTTAAAGGCGCGAGCAAGGCAGACCGGAAGGGTTGCTGATGCCGCAAGAGCGTTTGAGAAATTTCTATAAGGAATAGCAATCATGGCAACATTTACCGCCCACAGCGCAATTGGTCAGCGCGAAGATTTGACCGACATCATCTATGACATCTCGCCTACCGAGACTCCATTTATGTCCTCGATTGGCAAGACTAAAGCTACTGCTGTTTACCACGAGTGGCAAACTGACAGCCTGGCTGCTGCAACTACGGCTAACGCTGCTGTTGAAGGTGCTGATGCAACTTCGGCAACTCTGTCTCCTACTGTTCGTCTGGGTAACTACTGCCAGATCGTGCAGAAGACTGTTCAGGTTTCCGGTACTCTGGATGCAGTGAACAAGGCAGGTCGTAAGTCTGA